ATTTTGATTTGTCGAAGCCGGAAATGGCAACTTTGTTGTTAGATAAGATGGCAGTCGCCGGAAGGTTGGGTAATGCAGAACTTGAAGACTTATCCGGGATTTTCGGAAGAATCGGTGACAATGCGTCGTCCGCAGGAATGTCGTTTGATAAAACATTGGCATTTGTTGAAGTGCTCTCGAAAGTAGAAAAAAATCCTGAGCGGTTGGCAACACTTGCTGATAGCACATTGAGAATGTTCACCAATAGCCAATATGCGAAGAAAATCCAAAGCGGTACCGGGATAAAGTTTTTTGATGGTAACGAAGCACGTAGAGACGCATTTGATGTACTCAATGATATCAAGGCAAATTATGATAAATTGAAAACCGATGAAGATCGTCAATCGTTTATTGCTAGAATTTTAAAGGGTGCAGACCTTGACACTATCAAGGGTATGAGAACACTTCTTAAAGGGGATCTTTTATCTTCAGCAGATAAATTTACACGGTCAATAAATAATGCATCCGGCACTATGAAGAGAGACATGCAAGATGCAATGGACAACGCAGTCGATCAGGCTGGCAGGCTCAAAGCGATACTGGGAAAAGTTGGTGATGATTTTTCCAGACCAATCAATAAATTCCTTGCAAAATCAATTTCATATACGACCAATTCAAAAGAAAATGGTGGATTGGGACTCTCTGGGGCCGACTTAGTTGGCGGCGCAGCCGTTGCAGGCTTATCAACATGGTTGATATCAAGTATATTAAAACGTAAAGGCGGCGGGGTTGGAAAGGCAGCTGGCGGGCTTGGTGGATTACTGGCAAGTAAAGGAGCAATCGGGGCCAACATAGCCGAAGGAAAAATATATGAACAGATGGGTGTTCAGTCTGTTTTCGTTGTCAATATGCCGAATAGTTTGACCAATGGTGAAGGGTTACTTGGAGGTGCAGGGGCTGGGGCAGCTGGCGGGCTTGGTCAGGTTGGTGTTGGAGCAGCTGGTAAATCGTTATTAAAGTTCTTAACGCCAAGTATGGGATCACTTGCAGGTAAAGGGGCACTTGCCGCAATTGGAACAGCAGCATTGCCGATAGGAATTGCCGCAGCCTCAACGGTCGCCATTGAACAAATTCTCGCGCATGGTACGAATTTTCTTAGCGGTGGTAAATATAAAAACTATGCAGAGATATTTTTCGGTGATTCGGTAGCACGTGCAAACCAAGGCGTAAAGCCAGTTGATCCTAATAGTCCTGAAGGACTTGAATTAAGAAGGCAGACACGTGAAAAAAATGAACAGCAGCAAATCAATAATAATATAACTGCTCAGGTCTTCATTGACGGTAAACAAATTAATGCAGAAAAAACAAATATCACCGAACGACGGGGATCATTGAAATGATACAGGCAACACTTGCAGGGTTTGAAATCGAGATCGACAGTAACGGGATAACCGACACGTTTGAAAAGGGAATTGCTCAATACGAATTTCCCTTTGTCGATGGTGCGAAATTGGACGATCTGGGGATGAAGGCCCGTACCATTTCGTGCACTGCCCATTTTTATAACGACCGATATACTGAGCATGAATATTTTTTAGCTGCTATCAGTGAACGGTTCCTTACAGAAATGGTTCATCCTCAGTATGGGATTATACAGGGTCGATGTAAGAGTATTCGTACAATCCATAACGATCATGAGCGACATGTAGAGGTACAGATTGAATTTGTTGAGGAGTTGTTCAATCCTGAATTCGCTTCTGTTCCGGCAGATATTACCCATGATGTATTTGTCATGTATACGACCAGTGCACAAAGTGCTACTGAATCACTGGCTGACAAAATAAGGCGCAACATTCGGGAGGCTCGCGCATTCGTTACACAGCCCGCTACGGTTGGGGTATCGTTTATCAATCAGTTTACTGGTGTCACAGAATCAACAAAGAGTTTTCTGGGTGCGTGTGATGCGTATACATCGGTGGTTGATCAGTATGCATCGGCAATTGAATTAACGAACGACACGGCAGCGAAAACCCTATCGTTGCCCGTAACACTGCCTGGTATTATGGTTTCAAAAACCTACGAAGCAGCTGCACGGATTGCATTGAGTACAAAACTTTCTTTTTCTAAATCACCATTTGCCTATTTAAAAAACCTCAAAGCGGCATTGGCATCGTTCGGGGATTTATTCAAATCAGATCCTAACGGGTTTAACACTATTGTTAATGGAGCGATTGCGTCAACATTGACCAACGAAACAGCAATAGAATTAACGACCGATACTGAGCGACGGGAAAGCCGGAAATCTGCCATGAGTGCACCATCATTTGATTACAATGGGCGCAGGGTGGTGACCACTATTCCAGAACGGCCAATGACCCGTACTGAGCTCGAAACAGTGGTGTGGAATGCTTGCGACCTGATCAATACAGCAATGGCATCGGACCGCAGTATTGACGGGTTGCAAACAATGGCAGAGGGGTTAAATAGTTATTTGCGGATGGTGTCCATTAAATACCAGCTGCTCGCACTCAGGGAATACAAATCACCTGTTCCGTTGCATGCGATTTGTTTATCTGAGGGTTTACATTACAATGAGGCAGAATTAATATTAGAGGTAAACCCATCAATCAGAGATCCTCAATATTCATCGGGTAATTTATACGTTCCGGTGAGGTCGTAATATGGACGAGCTTCTTTTCCCTTCTGGGAATCAGGTTGTGATTTTGAGTAGTGCGCCAGTTGAACAAGCAGCTCCTGAATTAATCACGAATGAAACATATCGGGACAACGAAAACTACAATGATATCATGCAACTTTTTCCAGTATCCGGGGTAACACTATGCGCGACATTGCAATAATTACCGATGGTAAACGCCCTGATATTGGGCTATCATTTGCCGATTCTTTGTATAACAATATCTATCTCAGTTTGTATGTTCGCAAGGGAACGTTTTTCGTTTATCCAGAATTTGGCAGCAGATTACACGAGATTAAAAAAGTAACCGAGTTGTCAATTGAACGTGCCAGACTGTTTGCAGTTGAGGCGACGCAGTGGATCGTTTCCGCAGGGAAAGCAAACAGTATTACGGTTGAGGTAACCAGATCAGAATCAAATCCAAATGGATTAAATATCACCGTAACCGCAACGAGAAAAACAGGTGAACCGGTTACGGTTACTACATGGTTCGCGGTAATCGGATCAACAAAGGACTGGGACAATGCTTGATTTTGGCGAAGTTTTTAAAGATGATATCCAACTGGAATCTGATGCGATCAGAGCTCTTAAATTGTCGGCCGAAACGATTATCACTGAAATGTTGCCTGACACTGCTACTGATTTGGAAAAGTATGAAACGCAGTACGATATTTATCCAAATGAATCAGCGACAATAGACGAAAGAAGAACGGTAGTTATTTCGGCAATGCGCGCCCTTGGGGGCTTGTCTATCCCCTACTTTGAAAGCCTTGCAGAATCACTTGGTTATACAATCGGGTCCGGGACAAGTGTAAAGTGGTTGGAAATCACAGACGGGATTTATGTTCCTTTCCGTGCTGGAATTTCAAAAGCTGGGGACAAGGTTTTTGGGTCAACCAGCGGAACCGAGGCGTACACTTGGCGAGTTACTGGAACTAATGTTGAGTCTGATACAGCACTGATAGAACTGTTTGAGAGTTTAAAACCATTCGGTACAACGATCGAATTTACAAACACATGAGGTGATTAATGAGTTATTCAAAAACGTTTGACGATATACTTGAAGGGCTTCTTTCTGAATGGAGAACTCAGTTCCCTGATGCAGATACATCGGTCGGGAGTATGATTTTTATTAAATGTTCTGCCCTTGCATCTGCATTATGGAGCGCATACCGTTATCAGGATTGGATTGCACGGCAGTCTTTTGTTGACACATGTGACTCAGAAACTCTTGACCGACATGCAGGAGTTTACGGGTTGACACGAATATCAGGGGAAAATGACGCAGCATTTGCAGGGCGGTTGCTCTCCCATTTGCGCAAGCCTCCCGCAGGTGGAAACCGCTATGACTGGTTAAGGTGGCCAAAAGATCCAGCGGTAGTATATACCTACCCTGTCGGCTCAGTTCCTGTCACGGCTGGGCTTGTCTACGTGCACGAAAACCCACGGGGAGGCGGTTCGATCAATGTGGCGATTACTGGGGCGTGGAATGCTCCGGCGCTTGAATCTGGGGTTACCTATGATGCAGGCGCTGTTGTTTCGTGGGCTGGTCGGACTTTTCAAACAATAGATGGCGGCACATCGAGCAGCTCTGAACCAGATGGCATGTGGACAGAGATAACCGGTGATGTACCTGAGCAGTTAAAAAACGTTCTGACGGAATATCTTGACACAGTTCGGCCCGTTGGATTGTGGGATTATGCAGTTTACGGGATAACAAAAAAAATGGCAGATGTCTGGATCGAGGTACCCGGTACAACGGGGGCGCAGCGTACTACCATTAAAAATGCAATCGAACAATATATTCGAGAACTGGAACCGGGGAAAACTTTGTTCTGGGCGTCGGTGGTTGCGATTGCGGTTGAAAATGGAGCTGAGGATGTTAATGCAACTCCTGAGAATACTGTTCCATCATGGGGCCCAACTGTTTACGAAAAGGTCTGGCCGCAATTTATTAATGTTGTCGAGGGATAACATGGATGAAATTTCTTTAATCGTTAATGGCATAGCGATAAACGATTTTGTTTCATACTCAATTGATAGTGATATTTACAATGCCGCAGATGCATTTGAATTTGAGGTTACCGGAATTATCAACAATCAAATTAAAGTCGGGTCGCTCTGCACATTGACCGTAAATGGAAAAATAGAGATGACTGGCATTATCGACGCGGTCGCTCAGAGCTATGACAAAAACGGAATCACAGCCCGGATATCTGGGCGGGATTTAATGGGATTGCTCGTTGATCACTGCCCGAATGATTTTGCAGAAGAGGAAAGTTTGAACGGGATCAGCCTGAAGGCGCTTACTCTTCGGCTATTATCAAATGTCCCTTTCATCAAAAAATCAGATGTCGTTTTTGAAAGTGGATCCAGTTCTGCAGCACAGCCAACAGAGTACACCCACATTGAGCCAGGTACAACAATTTTTGATGTCCTGAAAAGGTATGCATCTTCAAACGGCTTGTTGTTCTATTCGTCCAGTGACGGAAAATTAGTATTCAATGTTCCAGTATCGAGCGGTAAACCTGAGTTCTCATTGGTGTGCAGGCGTGACGGAATGGGAAATAATATCATTAGCGGATCATACACACATGATATTACCGAGGCGTACAGTAGCACTACCGTACAGGCTCAGGATCAGGACGGAGTAAACGAAAAAGCAACGGTGACTATGCCCGAATTTCCATATAAGAAACCGCTTATTATTTCTGAAACAACCGAGAATCCTGCCAAGGAAGCAAAGAAAAAAGTGAATGCACAGCGGTCAACAATGAAACGCTGGGAATATACCTGTCATGGGCATTCAATGGCTGGTAAAAATTTTACTACAAATAAACTAGCCATTGTTGATGATGAGATATTCGGAACAAAACAGGCATTATTGATTTATGCACGGACATTTAAACTGTCAAAATCTGATGGCGTAACAACTGCACTCAGGCTTGGTTTGCCCGGACTACGACCGGAATAAGAAAGGGTATTTATGAAGGTATTTCGTGGAATCGTTGAATCTGCTACTGGTTTGGCTGGGGCGTTAGCTCGGTTGGTTGTCAAGGGACGATCTGGAGAGAAACTATATAACCGCCCAATGATGCAACAGTACGGGCTTGCCTCACGACCGAAAGCCGGGGCACCGTGTTTAGTGCTGCATGAGGGAGAGAATTTTTATATCATAGCCTCAGAAAATGTTGCGGCACGGATTGCACTTGAAGAGGGAGAAGTTGCGCTTCATACCGATGCGAATTCATCGGTACATCTAAAACAAGATGGGTCGATTTATATTAAAGGGGCAAAAATCTTCATCGGGAATGAACAAGTTGAATTGATTGAATGGCTAATTAGTTTAACCGATGCTATTATGAATTCCTTTGTCCCAACGATCAGCGGACCTCAGAAACTCAGTGAGGTTTTATTAGTGGGATCACCGACGTTTATTCCTTTGCTTAAACAAAAACTTGAACTATTAAAGAGTCAATCATCATGAGTATATCAGAACTTCGTGAGCGAATACTTGACGAATTTGCGCAGGTATCTAATGAGGGACGGGTTTATCGCACATCAAAACCTTGGGACGTTGGAGGTTCTGGAGATCGTGGAAACCCTGATACTACTTCGGCGCTACCCGTTGCTGAATCGTTGGCTAATGCAATTTATCCAGAATTAAATGAGATCACCAGCGGCATTAAAGTTGTCAATGGCAGACACAACCCAACAGGGGGCCTTCCATCATCTCCGGTTATTGGTGATAAATACATTTCATTAGCCACTGCAAACGGTTGGACACAGAATGTTATTTACGAGTGGAACGGTACAGCATGGGACGGGACAACCGCAACGCATGGGTATATTGTCTGGGTTGACAATGAAGATAAACACTACCGATTTACTGGAACGTCATGGGGTGTATTCGGTGAGGCTGGATATGAGCACGCTATTGAAGAGCATACAAATTTCAATACAGCAGTAACGAAAAATGAAGGATCTTTTCTTCGTTGGTATGATGAATGTAATGGCGATGGGTATAATCCCGGCTGGGCCCCGTGGACTCCCAACGGCATTGATGCAGTTCCTAATTTCGTTGCTCAGTATGTTTGGGATGGTTCAGAGGCACGTTCGGGGAGTTATTTCCTTCCGAAAAATTCGTCAATTACTGGCGCAACAAAAACTAAAATTACCTATGATTCAAAAGGGCTCGTTACCGCAGGCGCAGACCTTGCAGCCAGTGACATACCTGATCTTGACACGTCAAAGATTACTACAGGTCAATTCCCTTATGCACGGTTACCACGGGCAAGTTCTGGGTTTCTAAAAGCCAATGGTACTGGAGCAGATCCATCATTCTCCACACTGGTAGCGGCTGACATACCGAGTCTTGACACGTCAAAGATTGCATCTGGGCAATTCATTTTAAATAGGTTGCCACGGGCAGCAAGCGGATTCCTTAAGGCAACGGGGACCGGAACAGATCCAGTGTATGCAGCGATAGAGCAGTCTGATGTAAATTTGACAACTAGATTCTCACGGAGTACCGGATATATTGGCGTTCGAACTACATCCCGCTTGGCTGGTGAATATTACGAGTTTTGGGATACCACTATTGGCTGGGCGGAGTTGCGCTGTGATACAATCACAGCAATGAACGCAACCGCCTCACGGGTGGCTGTATTTAATGCCAACAAAAAATTAATTAGTTCGCCTACAACAGAT